GAACTTGTTTTATGATCAATGTGGAAAAGGTACAACGAATGTTACAGGAAGTTGTGTAAATGTAACTTGGAATGCTTCTGCTTCAAACACCTTGCTTGAAAATGGGGGGAGCTTGTATGGTGTTGGATCAGGGAATAGTATTGATTGCAGCAATCCTTTAAATAATACAGCTTGTACTGGTTATGATGCTGCCTACCTAACTCAACAATGTGATTTAGATGGATTATATTCTACTCAATGTCCTAATTATTGGGACGATTTATTTGATTATGAGTGCTCGTATGACTCGCAGTATTCGCCAGCATGTCCAGGATATATGGTTGAAACATTTGTTGAAGATGCCTATTATCAAGACGACATGTTTGGCTATGACGATTATCAAGACGACCAGTATGGGTATTACGACCCCTATGAAGAAGAAATTTATTTCTTTGAAGAAGACTCTGTATATACTGCTGAGCTACAGGGGATAGAACCCTACTACGAAGAGCTGTATTTTGAAGAAACATTATTTTTTGAAGAAGAATATTTCGAACCGTTTGTAGAAGAGTTTGATTTAATTCCTGAAGAGGAGCTTATCTCTTTAATTTACATAGAAGAAGAACCATACATAGAGCAGTTATACGAAGAAATTATTTTAAGAGAAGAAGTTTTTACACTTAATTATGACTTACCTATATTAGATGATGTTTTATTAGATCATTTTGAACACGAAGAGTTAATAGAAGAATATCTGGAAGAAGAGGCTATTGAGTATTTAGAATTTGAAACAATAGAAGAATTGGAGGAATGGGTTGAAGAAGAAACTGAAGAAATATTGGAGGAACTTGTTGTTTTGTCTGATGCTGAAGATGGAGAACTGGAGAATACGGAGGCAGTTGAAGAAGAAATACAAGACCGAGAAGAAAATATCGAGGTTGTTGTCGCAGAGAATGAAGAAAAGAAAAACAACAAAAGAGCAGAACAATTAAATGTCGTAGCCAATACAATTAGAGCAGCAAGTAGTAGTGTGAGCGGAACAACAGCAGGAACGTCAGCACAAGCAACAGGAACTTCTAGTTCTTCAGGCAGTTCTTATGCTTCTTCTACTACAAACACAGCAGTTGCCAGTTCTTCTTCAGGTGGAGGCATAAGCATTAGTAATTCGCCAAGTATATCAGAGCAAGTAGCAAGTTCCGCACAGCAAACTCAAGAAGTTTTATCCATGAGTTTTTCTGATACAGCTTCTGTTAGTTCTTCACAATCAACAGAAACAGAAACAACTTCTACGACCGTTTCTTCGGTGTCTTCTTCGATGACGATGGACAGTAGTGTAGGTGCAGATGTTTCTCCTCAAGTTGCACAAGCAGAAACACAAGTTCAGAGTATGCAAGGAGAAATAGAAACAGCGATTGCAGAGAACATGGATGCAAGCGAAGCAGATCAGATAGCTGATCAAATTATTGCTCAAAATATTGAAAATCAACAACAAGAACTAGAAGAGAAACAGTCTGAAACAGGGGAGTACGCAGACTCAAGCACACTTATAGCTTATATGGGTTATGTTCCAGGATTTAGTTCGTACAGTCAAGTAGAAGTACCACAACCTAGCGTTTGGTATGAGCCTGAGTTAATATATACTAATGTTAATATTCCAGACAACAACTCAGCGTTTAGTGGATTATACGGAGAAAGTCTAACTGGGATGAATGATTTAATGAATATGCAACCTAATTTATAACATGGCAGAGTTTAAAGGTAAAAAAGTAACTTTAAATAGACCTAGAGCTATTCGTAAAGGCGAACCTGGATATGGAAAGAAACGTAAAGTTGTTTTTGTTTCTAAATGCAGTAGTGGGGGGAACAAAGTTAAACGAATTACTTTCGGCGATAAAAAAATGGGCAAACATCCTGGGGATAAAAAGAGGAAGAAAAGTTACTGTGCTCGCAGTGGTGGCATAAAAAGCGATAGATGTAGTGCTAACTACTGGGCACGTAGAGATTGGAATTGTTAATTAGGAGAGGACTATGGATTGGTTTCAAAGTAAAACAACACAACTGATTGCATTGGCTGGTATTGTCAGCACATTAGCTGGTTTTGGCTACACAGGCGCAACTTATGTTAATCGTATAGAAAATCTTGAGTCTAAAATGACTCGTTATATTAACGAGATTGATGCACTTGCGGATCAAGTTACTGCATTGGACAAAAATGTAGTTGCTGTTGGTGAGCAAATTAAATCATTAAATATAGAAACTGAAGATTTAAGCCCAATTAAAGAAGACATAGTTATGTTACAAACTAGTGTCGCAGGAATAAACTCAAGCATTGATTCTATTTATGACGATGTGCAAAGTTTAAAAAACAAAAACGATAACCCATTGGCGAATTAATATGAACGACGAATACCACGGAAGTCCTAGATTTGGTGGAGACATGGACCGCAACGAGGTTGAAATCGACCTCAATAAATTCATGGCTCTTCTTCAAGAAAAGTCAGAACTAAAAGACCGCATAAGAGAGCTCGAAGACGAGAAAAACGATAACCCATATCAAAGATTTATCTTTGTTGCTCAGGCAGTAGATGCTTGGAGAATTATACCAAGAGCGTTTTTAGGCATATATATGTACCTTTTGTATTACACTGTCATGTGGTTTATGGATTTGCCTGATCCTACTTTTGAACAGTCAGGCTTAATATCAATCGTTGTTGGTTCTGGTGCAGCATGGTTCGGGTTGTACGCAGGAACTCACAAAAAAGACTCGGAGAAATAAAATGCCTGGAAAAAAGAAAAAGAAAGGACTATACGCCAATATAAAAGCTAAACAAGATCGAATTAAAGCAGGTTCGGGTGAGCGAATGAGGTCACCAGGAGAAAAAGGTGCTCCTAGTAGACAAGATTTTATAGATGCTGCTAAAACTGCAAAAATGAATAGCGGTGGCGCAGCAAGGAAAATGATGCAATACTATAACGGTGGTGGACCAGCTAGTCATGTTGCAAAAGCCTGTGGTGCCGTAATGGACGACCGAAGAAAAAAGACTAAGTTTTTCTAATGCCTTTAATTAAAGCACAATTTAATCCTGGAATCAAAAAAGAAGGCACAGCCTTGACTGCTAAAGGCGGTTGGTTCGATGCTAATCTGATTCGTTTCCGTAAGGGATTACCTGAAAAGATAGGTGGATGGACTAAAGACACAAGCAACACTTTTCAGTCGACTTGTCGTGCCTTACATTCTTGGGTTGATTTAAACATCACTAAATTTTTGGGATTAGGAACAACTTGGAAATACTACATACAATCAGGTGCTAACTTTAATGACATTACCCCTATACGAGCTACAACATCTGCTGGTGATGTGACTTTCTCAGCATCAAATGGCGATGCGACTATTACTGTTGCCGATACTTCCCATGGAGCACAACAAAACGACTTTGTAACTTTTAGTGGTGCTGCTACATTAGGGGGACTTATTACTGCTGCTGTTTTAAACCAAGAATATCAAATAGCAACGATTGTAAACACTAACAGCTACACAATAGAAGCTAAAGATACAGATGGGGACACGGTTACAGCGAACGCAAGTGATTCAGGTAATGGTGGATCAAGCACGGTAGGTGCTTATCAAATTAACGTAGGTCTCGATGATTATGTTTCTGGTTCAGGTTGGGGAGCGAGTACATGGGGTGACAGTACTTTTGGTTCGGTTAGTCCGTTATCTGCTAACAGCCAATTAAGACTTTGGACACACGATAATTTTGGTGAAGACCTAGTAATGAATGTTCGTGCAGGCGGTATTTACTATTGGGACACCAGTGCAAAAACACTAGGAACAGACAGAGCTGTGGCTTTAGGTGATTTATCGGGAGCTAATCTACCACCAACACTTGGTTTACAGGTCGTAGTTAGTGATATCGACCGACATGTTTTAGTTTTAGGAGCAGATCCTTTAAACGCTGGAGGTACTGCTCGAACTGGAGCTATCGACCCTATGTTTATTGCTTGGTGCGATCAAGAAAACATTACTGAGTGGGAACCTAAAGCCATCAACACTGCTGGTTCTGCTCGTTTATCTGCTGGTTCTAGTATTGTTGGGGGAATACGAGCAAGACAAGAAATTTTAGTTTGGACAGACACTTCTTTGTATTCTATGAAGTTCATAGGACAGCCTTTTATTTTTAGTACGAATTTAGTAAATGAAGGGGTTGGGTTAATTGGACCGAAAGCTATGGTTAATAGTCCAGTCGGTGTGTTCTGGATGGATAAAAAAGGCATATACAACTACGGTGGTCAAGTGAAACCTATTCCTTGTGATGTACATGACTATGTGTTTGACGATATGAATGAAAGCCAAGTCTATAAGGTTCATGGGTTTTTAAATAAGCGCTTTAACGAAGTTGGTTGGTATTACCCTTCAGGGAGCTCTAGCGAGATTGATCGTTATGTTGTGTATAATTATTTAGAAAATGTATGGTCTATCGGTCAAATGAATCGTACAGCATGGCTTGATGAAGGACTAGAAGCATATCCAAGAGCAACATACACAACCTCTGATGTAGGGTATTTATATCAACAAGAAACAGGAAACGATGCCGATGGCTCTCCTATGAGCAATGTGTATGTAGAGTCAGGTGATTTTGATTTGGGCGAAGCAGGGAACGATATTCAATCGGTTAATGAGATTATACCTGACGTTCAGTTTACAGGAACAAATAGCGCATCGTTGATTAACTGTGTGCTAAAAATGAGAAATTATCCTGGAGACAGTTTAACAACGAAATCAACCAGCAATGTATCATCAACAACACAAAAATTAAATGTTCGTGGTCGAGCTAGGCAACTTGTTTTGCGTTTTGAGTCAGACGACGACAATGTAGGTGCTTACACACTAGGGCTTGGTTTTAGGGTAGGTGCCACTCGTGTTGGGACAAGACCAGATGGACGTAGATAATGGGTAGTTTGTTACAGACAGGACTACCAATGGCTTACGATGAAGTCGACCCAGATACATATAATCGACTGGTCAGAGTTTTAGAACTTAATCTAGCAGCATTTGATCCAGATACGACCAATTCTGTTTTAGCTAGTAAAAGAGATGAAAATGAATATAATAAAGGAGATATCATTTGGAACTTAACCACCTCTGAATTACAGGTTTGGGACGGCTCTAAATGGTACACGTTATATAACACAACATCAAATGGCTTATCGGCTACTGGTGCAATCGGCTCACTAACGGTATCTACTAATGGTGCCACAACTATCAATCTATAGAGGTAATATCATGCCAGGAATGACAGCAAGAAGAAACATGATGAGGGGAGACGATAAAAAGTTCCTTCGTTCAGGAGATGAATCTGTTTATAAAATGGGTTCAAAGAAAAAAGGTAAAAAGAAAGGCAAAAGCAAGTATTAATGCCCTACCAACGCAGAGGGAGGCGAGTCTTTGTTAAAAAGAATGGTAAGTGGAAACATAAAGCCACTGCAAAAAGCACTGATAACGCAAAAGCGATGATAAGAAAATTGAGGAGTATAAAGCACTAATGGCTATTTCAGATAGAGACCTAGACATGATGACTAAACCTGTAGACGATCGTGGACCAAATTTTAGGTTCACCGAAGAAGAACTGCTCTATCCACCAGAAACCATAGACGATCGTGGACCAAACTTTAGGTTTACTGAAGAAGAATTAAGAGCTCCTGCTGGCATTAATGGAATGAAAGAAAAAGCGTTTGATGGCATTGAAGGCGCACAAGAACTAGTAACCAGTATTCGTGCAGGACTACAGGATCCTGCAAGAGCAATGAGCGAAGGCGCAACAGAAGAAGACATCGCAATGGCACAAAGCATGACAGATGCTCAATTACTGGAGTTTGTTACTGAACTAGGTACTCAAGCAGAAGCAGATGGCATGGGGGAAGAAAGCCCAGAAGATAAAGCGATTCGTTTATTCAAAGGAATGGACAAATTTGATGAGATGGGTCGACCCGAAGACATTAACTTTGCTCCTACAGGACTAAATAGTGGCGGTCCAGCTAAACAATATTACAACATGGGCGGTGCTACACACACAATGCCTGATGGTACAGTACATCCTGGAGCTACTCACGAAGAGTATGAACAAATGTTAGCTGGTGGCATGCCTATGCGTATGAATCATGGTGGTTTAGCCAGTATGGGACGCATGGAAGACACGCAGTTGGCTCACGTTGCTCCTGGAGAGCGAATTGTACCTGACTGGGTTTTAGGTGATAAAGGCGAAGAAATGCTTGATGCAGCGTTTATTCGTGCAGGTATTGACCCATTAGACTACACAGTAGGTAGCGGTCAAAACTCAATCAACCCAAGGACAGGGATGCCTGAATACACTTCATTTTTTAGGCGGTTATTTC